ACTTCTGGCAACGGCAATAACTGGACGCCAAACAACCTCAGCGTCACCGCAGGCGCAGGCAACGACTCCCTCGTAGACTCCCCCACTAATGGCACCGCATCCAGCGGCGGCGATGCTGGTGGGGTTGTGGTGGGGAATTATTGCACTTGGAATCCAGTCGAAAAGTCTACTGCCAACTGGAGCCCATATATTACCATCAGCAATGGAAATCTTGATATGCTGTCAACAGCAACTGTTTCCGGCCCTGGAGGAACAATAGGAACCCCAAGTAGCGGCAAGTGGTACTGGGAAATAACAATGAGTTACTCAACTGCTTCGCCAGTAGTAGGCTTTAAGGCAATGACGGCTACAGCCTATGATTACCCCGGATATGCTGTTGATACGTATGGATATCGCTCTTCAGGTTTAAAGCAAGCAGGAGGAAGTAGTGCTGCTAGCTACGGAGCAACCTATACGGCTTCTGATGTTATTGGCGTTGCTATTAACGTAGATACTGGAGAAGCATCCTTCTATAAAAACGGAGTATCGCAGGGTGTTGCATTTACTGGATTAAGCTCTCTTAAATCATGGTCCCCTTACGTTGGATCAACGTCTGGCGATGTGACTTTTACCCTTAACGCCGGCCAACGCCCCTTCGCCTACGCCGCCCCCGCAGGCTTCAAGTCGCTCAACACCGCCAACCTCCCCACGCCGACCATCCTCAAAGGTAGCGATTACTTCGACACCAAGCTCTACACCGGCAATGGCAGCACGCAGACCATTAGTGGGCTTGGCTTCTCGCCTGATTTGGTGTGGCTGAAGGGTCGTTCTGGTGCCACTGATCATGCGCTGTATGACACGGTGCGTGGAGCCACGTTTGACTTTGCTAGCAACCTTGCAGCCGCAGAAACAACACAAAGCACAGGTTTGACTGCATTTAGTAGTAACGGATTTTCGATTGGCGCTTTAGCCAAGCTCAATACTAATACTGCTACTTATGCGGGATGGTGTTGGGATTCAGGGACATCCACTTACACCGATACACAAGGTACACAAAATGCAATGGTAAGGGTCAACACTGTTGCAGGATTCTCTATTCAAACCTGGTCAAAAAGTGCATCCAGGGCAAGCTCGGAGCGTTGGGGACATGGGCTAGGCGTTGTTCCTGAGTTAATTATCATTAAGACACGCAATGGCGCGATATGTGAAGTTTGGCATAAGGCTTTGACATTCAGTCAGTATCTGGTGCTTGATCAAACTTCCGGCGTGCAAACAGTTCTAGACAAGTGGGGCTTGACGGGGCCAAGCTCGTCCTTGGTCTACTACTACACCGGCACTGGTCTATATAATTATGTTAGCTACACATTTGCCCCAGTAGCCGGATACAGCGCGTTTGGCAGCTACACCGGCAACGGCAGCACAAATGGGCCGTTTGTGTACACGGGATTCCGCCCTGCATTTGTGATCGTCAAAATGTCTAGCAGCACAGGTAACTGGACAATGCTCGATAGCAAGCGCGAAGGCTATAACGTGGACAACGATCCTTTGTATCCAAACCTCGCTAACGCTGAAGGCACAACCGATTTGATCGACATCACCAGCAACGGCTTCAAAGTGCGAACAACAGATGCCACGTTCAACACAAATACTGGAACGTATGTGTATGCCTGTTTTGCCGAGAATCCCTTCTCCATCGCCCGCGCCCGGTGATGACCGCTAGCCTCAAATTACGAACCCGATCGCCATGTTCATCCTCGACGGCAAGCCCCTGAGCCCTGATGTGCCCTTTGAGCACGACGGCATCCAGTACCCAGCCAACTGGCTCCGGCTCGCCAGTCCCGATGAGCGTGCGGCAATCGGCATCACCGAAGTACCCGACCCCGTGCCCTACGACCAGCGTTTCCAGTGGGGCTGGACTGAAGGCGGGCAACCAATCTGGAAGGATCACGGGCAACTGGTGGAGCAATGGTCCCAGCAAACCCGCACCACTGCCGGCACGCTGCTGCAGCCCACTGATTGGATGATCATCCGGCACGCAGACAACGGCACCGAAATTCCTATCGACTGGCAGCTCTGGCGGCAGCTGGTGCGCATCACCACAGGTGACAAGATCACCGCCATTGAAGCCACCACCACCACCGAAGAGCTGGCCGCCTACATCACCGGCGCTGATTATCCGACCTGGCCGGACCAACCCTGATGGCAGTAAAAAGCAAAACCGGCACCGGCAAGCTGGATCACCAAGCTGGCCCGCCTAAGACAACCCGCCAAGGCTATGGGCAGCGATCACGGCCACGCCGTCGCGGCAAGAAACCTTTGCGCGGGCAGGGTCGGTAAACTTGAGCCGTAGCCCGTTGCTGCCATGATTGAGATCATCGCCGCAGTAGCGGGCGCTTCTATCTCAGTAGCCGCTATGGGCGCAGCTGGCGCCAGCCGCCGCAATGACCAGGCCCGTGATGCCGTGATCAGACTCACCTCAGCAGTGGAGCACATTGCCACGCAGCTCGAGGTGTTGCATCAAGACATCAAAGAAGACCGGCGCGAAACGTTCGGCCGCATATCGACGGTTGAGCAGCGCGTCTCTAAGTTGGAAGCACGTCCACCATTGTGTTAGCCATGGATCAGGCAACCACCATTGCCGTGATCGCAATCATTGTTGCAGCAGGCAGCGAGATCATTGCCGTATCACCGCTCAAGTCGAACAGCTGGATTCAGCTGCTGGTCAAAGTGCTGCAAATGGCCTTCCCAAAGCAGCGTCGCTGAATCATGGCGAACGACGCGCCGATCACGCTGCAACAGCTGTTCAAGTATTACAAGGCGCAGCCGCATCAGAGCGCCGCGATTCAGCAGCTCGAGACCGATCTCGCCGCCAACGGCTACGACGCCGTAATGCGTCGCGACCGCGAATGGTTTCAGACATGGAGCCAAGACGGCAAGCAAAGCGACCTAAGCGCCGCGATCAGCTTGATTAAGGAGTTTGAGGGTTGCCACCTAAGCGCCTACCCTGATCCGCTGAGTGGCGGTGAGCCGTGGACGATTGGTTATGGCACCACCCGCTACAGCGGCGGCGTGCCCGTCAAGCGTGGCGACAAGATCAATGTGATCGAGGCCGACATGCTGCTGCGCCTTGAGGTGGATCGCATCGCCGACAAGCTGCGCACCACGGTGCCGCACTGGAAGACGATGGATGACCAGCAGCGTTCAGCGCTGGTGAGCTTTGCTTACAACCTCGGTGCAGGGTTCTACGGCTCGGCCGGATTTGAGACGATCAGCCGGTGCCTACAAGAGCGTGATTGGGCGGCAGTACCAGCAGCGCTCGAGTTGTACAGGAACCCTGGCACCAGCGTTGAGGCCGGCTTGCTGCGGCGTCGCAGGGCCGAGGGCAAGCTATGGGGGCAACATCAGGCGCCAGCGCAGCCAGAGACCGCCAAGCTGCGGCCAAGCAGCCCGTTCAGCGCACGCATCACGCCGCACATCAGGCTGGGAGAATTTGCGCTCGATCAGGAGGCGCGCAGATTCGAGCATCAGTACCAGTTGGATACAGCAGCAGAGCTGGCGGCATTCCTAGAGCGTGCCCGGACAGCTTTCGGTGGTAAGCCGGTGATCATTACGAGTGGCTACAGACCACCAGCAGTCAACCGCAGCGTGGGTGGCGCATCCGGCTCGGAGCACCTCTACAACGCGGCCGGCGTGGGTGCTGTGGATTGGTATCTAGAAGGCGTGGACGTCTACAAGCTGCAGGAATGGTGCATCAAGAACTGGCCGTACAGCACGGGCAAGGGCGCGCCTAAAGGTTTCATCCATACCGGCATCCGGCAGGGGCGGCCTAAGGTCGTCTGGGATTACTGAGGCCCTGTGCTCCTACCTGACCACGAGATCCGCCGGCTTTGCAAGCAGCATTCAATGCTGAGCCCATACAACGAAGAGCAGCTGAACCCGGCTAGCTACGACGTGACGCTAGGCGTTCAGGTGATGATGGAGGTAGCCAAGACGCCAGAGCTGCAAAAGGTGCAGTTGCATGGCCACACGCAACAGGATCCGTTCTGGATTCAGCCGGGCGAGTTCTTCTTGGCTGAAACGCAGGAGATCTTCAATCTGCCCAATCACGTCGGCGCTCAGTTCGTGCTGAAGTCCAGCCGTGCACGCGAGGGCTGGGATCATGCTGAGGCCGGATGGGCAGATCCCGGATGGTTCGGCAGCAGGCTCACGATGGAGCTACGCAATCAGCGCCGCCTGCACCCGCTGCCGATCTGGCCTGGGTTGCGGATTGGGCAGATGAAGTTTTTGCTCGTGAGTGGTTGCGTTGAGCGCAGCTATGCGCAAACCGGAAGATATAACGGAGACCTGGGCGTAGCCGGCAGCAAGGGCTAGCGTCTGTTTGGTGAAAGCTGAGGTCTTCAGGCGTCGGTTTAAGCAGCCGGCGCTTTTTTCATGGCGTGCTCAAGCGGTGCCATGCGCAGCCGATAGATCTTGCCGGGCGCCTCTGCCGGATCATCGAGCGGGATCATTGTGTAATCATCGCAGCCGTGTGATTCGGCAAAGTGGCTGGCAGCTTGGTGCGTGGTGAACGGGCCAATGTGCCACGGGCCGATGCGGAGGATGTATTGCATTGCGGGACAGTAGCGCGAATCTTGCCGCGGAATCCCATAGCAAATCTGTGGTCTCTTGAGACTCAGTTGCGACCGCTACCGTATGCCAAGCGGCGATCAGCCCATGCGGGCCTTTTACTTGGAGATATCCGCCAAGCTGATCCTCAGATCGGACACTGACCCGGACGACCTGCCAGCTGACATCTATTCAAAGCTGGCCGAGTTCATCCCGTCCGACGAGGACATCATCGATATCGAGGTGACCGCTGTTCCGCTGCCAGCTGATCTCGGTGGATCGTCACAGGATTGACGAGACGAGACTGGTCACACGGCGATCAGCGCGTGATCAGATCCTCCTGAGCTGGAACTATCGCTGTGCGTATTGCGGCGCAGAGCTAGGCCGCAGCCCAACCATTGATCACGTGATCCCTAAGGCGCACGGCGGTGCCACCACGCCATCGAACCTGGTGGCCTGCTGCATGGGATGCAACTGCAGCAAGGGCCATAAGCCATGGGTTGACTGGTATCGCGCTCAGCCGTTCTGGTCAGCACTTGGCGAGTGGGCCATCGCCCAATGGCTGGCAGGTGACGCTACGCTTTAAGTTCTGTTGATCTTCGGATCTCAGTCGTCCGCTGCGCCCGGCAGCGGTGAGGTTGGCACCTCGTGCGGACCAGCCACCGGGCACCCCATTTACGGCAGAATCCGGCTGCATACCCACAGCGCGATCAGGCACGTCACCCAATACTCAACCACCAAGATCAGAACGTCGCGCAACATCAACGGGCCAGCAAGTGATCGAGATACAGCTCTGCCTGCCATAGGTCAGAGCTGTAGCGGCACACGCCACCCACACAGCTGCGGTAATAGATCTCGCCGTTGACCGGCATCAGCGTCTCGATGCTGCCGCCATCACGATCCGTGCGGCTGATCACTTCCGGCCCGAACATACATCTCACACCTGGCCGCATAACGGCCGCCGCTTCTCTTTGATTCTGGCAACGCCAACCCGCACCCCTGGTGCCGCATCTCCCAATAGTGACAATCCCAGCACATGGGCGGGCCATCAGCTGGGCGCAGATTGGTAACTGCTGTGCGGTAGATCGATTGCGCTCTGATCAATGCTTCCTGCAACTGCACCGTGCCAGTATCGGCCTCGAGCTGGTGTTCAGGCTTAGGGCCCAACACCACCCGGGCGTGCCATGTGCGATCAGATCGGCTGCACACCAGCAGCAAGCGGCCAGCGTGCAGGCTGATCATTCCAGCTCCCCGTAACTGGGTTGATGGAAGATGCGCTCGAGCGTCATGCTGGCCGGTTCATCTGGGCCGCTGGTGACATAAGCGGCTACAGGATCAGTGGCATCAGCCGCCACAAACAGCGCAGGGCTGGCGTAAGCCTTGACCACTACCAGCCCGGTGCGATGGCTGCGCACAAGGATGCGAAGCGCCCAGCGCTCGAGCAGTGTCAACCCTGGCAGGTGTCGCATCATCCCTCCAGTTTGGCGATCAACCGCTCGAGATACCACTGGCACTTGCGGGCATCCTCGATGGCATTGCCCTTGCACCAGAGGCGCAGCAGATACTTCAACGCTTGGCCCTGCAGGTAAGCCGGCACCATATGCGGCGCATCGGTCACGGCAGCTTCAATCACATCAATGGCCTCAACTGGGCCGCGGCGGTAATGGTCTGGGTTGATCGGGTCATTCATTGAAGGCAGCCTCAGCGATAACAGGGAACTGCTGAGCAAAGATCTCACGCGCGGCCAGGGCGATCTCGCGGTGCTCGAGTTGCGTTTCCGGGCCACAGCGCACAGCGAAATAGTGCTGCCATGAGCGCAGCGTGCCGTGCATATAAAGCGTGGTGCGGGTGCTGAGGGGCAGGATGCGGCGGGCAGTCTCCTTGGCTACGCCAGCCATCAGCATGTCGCCGTAGAGCTTGGTGGCGTCTTGGTAAAGCGCACCAATGCGATCCAGCAGCTCGATCTTCAGCTCTACAGGTAGATCGTCCACGCTGTTCTGCCGATTGGTTACGTCTTGGCGCCGCAGCCGCGGGATCGCTGGCCGCTGCGCCTCGGCGTACCTGGTACTGAACTCCTGGAAGCTGAAAGATCTGTGCCTCAGGATCTGCGCAGCGATATCGCGCTCGGTTTCGATCTTGAGGCACAGGCTGGCCATCTCAAATGGTGACCAATGCTGGTGGCGGATCAGATACCGCAGCAACTTTGGCGCCGTGGCCTGATTGTCGGCATTGGCCGGATTGCTCACCCGGGCCATCTTGACGATCAATGCCTCGGCATCAGGCGTGCAGTGGATCAGCTCTACGCTCACTTCCACTTATCCCCCAGCAGCTGCTGACGGCAGACCTCTATCGCCTGCTGCGCGTTCTTCTGCGTCATCACCGACTCGGTGGCATCCATCGCACGCACCACGCGCTCGAGCAGGTCGGGGTAGTAGGTGTCGCGGAAGTTAGCGGCCAAGTCGCGGCAGAACTCCTCCCACAAGCCGGTGTAGGTGCTGCAGGTGCGGCCGCTGCGTTTATAAAGCGCCTCCATCATGTCGGCGCGTTGCTGGTCCAGAAACGTGGCGTGGGTCATGAGTCGAGCAGTTGACGGATGCGGAGCAGTTCAGCGCAGAACTGCTCACGGTTACGGATGCCGGCGGTGCCGCGCAGCTGGTCGATTCTGATGTCGATCAGCTGGCGCAGCCGGTGGCGCTCATCATGGCGACCCTGCTGGTAGGTGCCGCTATCGGTGAGCAGCTGGTTCAGCCTGGCGCGCAGGTCAGTCATTACGCACCCTCCAGCTCGGCGGCGATGGCGCTGTTGACCGATGCTTTGTACTCAGGAGTAGTCCAGTAATAGTTGTCCCATCCGCACATCAGAGCATTGGCAAACCATGTACGCATCAACGCATGGTCGCCTCCGTGCAGCGAAACAAACTCGGATGCCCAACGGTTGGCGTCCATATCAGTGTTTAGCGGTTTCCGTTCAGTCATTGGTGCCCTCCAGCTCGGCGGCGATAAGTTCAATCTGGGAGCAGTCAACGCAGCGAACGCCAAGCACTGTGTATCCAAGTTGGCTGTCTAGAGCACGCAGGGCGGCGGCTATTACACGGTTGTGGCAATAAGGGACCTCGATAAGAGGACGCCAGAAAACATTTGTGGTCGCATCCAACACCGCCTGCGCTGCGGGGCTCAGGGGGGTGGGGTTAGTCATGGCAGGATCTCCTGTCTGTTAATTCCGGCTAAGTACGTTTTCTCGCCACACTTGTAGAACTGCAGCGTGACGCTATTTCCAGCGTTGGCCGGATCTTCGCTGCTGCACTGAATCAGGTGCTGCTGCCGGCAATGAGAGCAGGTGATTGTGGGCGGAAGGTTGTCGCCTAGTTGATCGTTGCCGATGGCGACATAGGGAAGGTCAGTCATTTAAGGTCTCCAGGGCGCGGCGGATGGCAGATGAGTCAAACCCAAGACCGTGAGTAGAGGCATCCACTTTCAAAAGGTCCAACGCTTGTAGCGCCTGCTCCTTCAAGCTCGGCGGCTTGGGGCGGCGGCGGGCGCGGAGTTCTAGCGCAAGACTTTCGCGAAGATCGCGGGCAAAGCAATGGCAGCACGCCTCCAGCTCCTGGTCAGCGCCCCAGCGGGCGGCTGCAGCAAAAACCTCAGTGTCAGTGTGCTGCTCAAGCATGTGTGCCCAGTACTGCACCAGCTCCGGCGGTGGGGTGATCGGATGCTCAGCCATCACGCCACCTCCACTGCAGCACCAGGCCAGCGGGCTTGCGCGTAGCGGATCGCGTGGCGTTTGCTTTCGGCGCGCGTAATCCAGGTCATTGGCTTGGCACCTTGCGGGTAGACGATCAGGCGAAACTCGCGCGTGCGCGTTTTCGGCCGCGGCCGACTGATGCCGTCGCCGTGCTTGCTGGTTGGGGCGTCTTCCTGCCATTGCCACGGCAGCATGGCGCCAGTGATCTCAGGCATGGCAGTTGGGATCGGTGCCGGTTTCAGGGTTGAGCCATTCCAGCTCTGACCACCAGGGCAGCCAGCACTCGGCTGCCTGTGCAACGGCCTCGGTGAAGCTGTGGGCTGTGATGCACTCGACCACGTTGGCCGAGCGGATCTGGAAGTAGAAGCGGCGTTCAGTCATGGCGCACCACCTGCTGCGTGCCGGAGTGGGTGGGGCTGTGATGTGCGCCGGACTCGATGCCGATCATGGCGAACACGGCCGCGGCGATCAGCAGACAGATGGCGTTGTTGATTTTGTTCAGCATGGATGTGTGAGACAGGTGGAGGGAGAGCCCCGAAGGGCTCAGGCGGCAGCCTTGGCGCGAGTCACGGCGCGGTTCCCCAGATAGAGGATTGCGTCGTTCAAGGTGCAGAACCGGCCGCAGATGCAGAACTTGCCCTCAGGGGTCACCTGCAGGCCGTCATGGAAGACGGTGGTGCCGGTTTCGATCGCCTGGCGCTTGAGCTGCAGGGCGGAGGTGATCTGCATGTTCAGCGCAGCCTCTGGGCTGCCGAGTGGAGGACCGATCGCCTCCGGTCCCCTAAGTATGCACCGCCCACGGGTCACAGTGCGAACGGCTGTGACAGTTCTTCACACTGCATCGGTGCCGACCGCCAGCTGCACAGGCACCCGTAGAACGGGCACGCTTTTGCCCGTATCCGGCGTCCGCGCCCAGCCAACCGCCACCAGGCTCACCGGCAGCTCCACCGTGTACCAGACGTGCCGGCACTGCACGCACCTCCGCTGGCGGGTCACCTTGTCAGGCTGCTTGCCGTTCGTTGCGATCGCTCTGATGTCACTGCTACTGCAGCGTGGGCACTCCATAGGTATCCTGAACCTGTACCCCGCCACTATGGCACAGTGAACTTCGGTGAGTGGATGGCGGTGGAACTCTCCACCGAGCAGCAGTTTGAAATCGAAAAACAAGCCCGCGCCCTGCTCGAAAGCAAAGACGCGGGCCTCCTCGCTGCTTCTCTTCTCAAACAGACCTGCTACCAGCAGCAGCTGCTGCAGCAGGCCGTTAACGAGATCGCACGCCTTGAGTGCGAGCTGATGGGCTGGCCTAGAACAGATCCGCCTCAGTGATCTCGCTCACCACGCCATCGGTCGCCTTGGCCAAGCTCTGAGCGGCGCTCTGTGCAGTCACAGGCGGCACCCAATCGCGGGGCGGCTGCGCCACGGCGCTCACATACGCCAACCCCTTGCTGCTGGTCTTCTTCCAGCCGCTGATCGGCACCTGTACCGAGCCGTATTGGTCCGGCGTCTGGCTCATCACGAACGCGCAGAAGGCGTCCAGCTCCTCCACCTTCACGTTCAACATCCCGGAGAAGTCGATCTTGCTCTCGGGCTTGGTGCTCTTGAAGATGCTCAGGTTCAGCTTGAAGCTCATGGTCTCTGTTGGGTAGTTGGGTGATTGGGCATCCCGCGCAGGTTTCGGGCTTCATATGCCTCCACCTCAGCCACGGGATACAGCACGCGGCCTCCGATCTTCACGAACCTCGGGCCACGGTTCTGGCTCCTCCAGTTGTCCAGCGTCGCCAGCGTCACGGTGTTGCACCACCGCGCTGCTAGGTCCACCGGCCGGAGGTAGCCAGGCTGTTCAGAAGATCTCGTCGTCATCACTTACTCCCTTTGCCGGTTCTGCAGCTGCAGGCGGCTCAACGATCTTGGCGTTCAACTCTGTAATGGTCACCGGCGCCGGTGCCGCTGGGCTCACGTCCACCGTCTCAACGTCGATCACCTCCTCCTGCGTCTGGATGCCAACCAGCAGGTCGGGGATAAACAGGCGACCCCAGAAGGCAGCGGCTCTGTACCGGATCATCAGCTCGGGCATCGTCTGCCACTTGCTGCCGGCCTTGGTTGCCCATCCCTCCTTCTTGGCCATCGCCGTCCGCACCTCAGGGCCACGCAGCTCCTGGCCGCTGCTCAGCTCGGTGGCAACTGCAGTGCAGGCCAGCGTGTCGCCCTTGCCGCTGATCTCATAACGCAGAGGGCTAAAGCGCCCGCATCCGTTGATCAGGCCAATGATGAACTGACTGCTCCAGCTCGGGCGCCCGTGGATGATGTGGAGGTTCTGCATCACCATCAGCGGGTCCATCTGCATCCGGCGCGCAATGTTCAGCGCCACCAAGCAGTTGGCAAACCCCTGCTGCCCTTGGAACTGCTGCGGGATCAGCGTGCTGCTGGCCAGTGCCTTGGCGATCCGCTGGGCATCCTCGAACGCTTGGATGCCGCTAAACACGCCTGCGGGCTGTGTTGTTGTCAGTGCTGTGCTGTCGGTCATGGTCAGTAGGTCTCAATTTCGGTGGGCTGTGGTGGGAGTGATCCATCAGGCCGCGGCCGCATCCAGCCCGGAAGGCTGATCAGCTCGATCTGCTCGCTGTAGCTCGGCCAGCTATCAGCCGCCTTGCACTCAGCCAGCAGCGCCAGGTCGCGCGCAGCCTGCGCCATCCCAGCCGCCACCATCTCCGCGTCGGCCGCATAGACCGCAACGGCGTGTGGTGGCTTCTTTTCCACGCAGATGAAGATGAACTGCTCGGGGCACTTGCCGGTGGCCTGCTCCAGCCCGTGCAGATACCAAGCACTCTGGACGTGGTAGCGCCAGCTGCTGATCGACTTGCGGAACCCCGCAGGGCTCGCATCCTCGGTGGTCTTGAGATCCACCACGATCGAGCCGTCGCTGGTAAGCCAGTCCGGCCGGCATTTGCACTCCAGCCCGGTGGCCTCATCCGTCCACATGTGTGTGGTCTCTGCAGCGCCTGGCAGGTTCAGCAGCATCGCAGCAGCTGGGTGCTTGTAGACCGCACGCGCCATCTGCATCACCTGCTCCGCATCAGAGCGGCTGATCACCGTCCGGCCACTTGCGGCCACCGTGAACGCCTCCCACTCAGCTTTGCCCTGCTTGGTGCGCCTGTCGATGCCCTCCGGCGCCATCACATAGCGCGCGTCCCATGCGTCTAGCTCTAAGACGTGGGTGTGGAGCGCAGTGCCCAGCAGCATTGCAGGCGTTGGCTCCGGCTCCACCCGGTTCGGGTCCACATACCGCGCCCAGTAATGCAGCGGGCTGCGTGCCACCAGGTCGAGGTGGCTTTTGCTGACTGCGGAGTGCCGGTGGTACTCGGCGTTCTCCATAGGCTCGTTCTCATCAGGGCTCACGCAACCTATCATCTTCTCCTCCCCTTTCACTGCGGTTCACGCTAAGTCATTGATTTCCTTTGGCTTTCTGGCCTCTGACTCGCCTACCACTAAGGCCGTCGCAGGTCTAGTCCAATGAGTCTCACGCTCCGCCCCTATCAACACCGCGCTGTTCACGATCTCCGTCTCGCCTTCCGCGATGGCGCACGCGCACCCCTGCTGGTGCTTCCCACTGGCGGCGGGAAGACCATCTGCATGGCTGAGATCTTGCGGGGCGTAGCCGATCGTGATCGCTCAGCGATGGTGCTTGTCCATCGCCGCGAACTAATCACACAGACCGCGCACAAGCTGACCCTGGCCGGCGTGCCTCACGGCATCGTCGCTGCTGGTCTTCCAACCACCAAACACCCGATACAGATCGCCTCCGTCCAGACGCTTGTGCGCCGCCTGGATCGGATGCCCTTCACACCCGATCTGATCGTCATTGATGAGGCGCACCACGCCACCGCAGGCAGTTGGAAGCGTGTGCTGGACCACTGGCCCGACGCCCTCCGCCTTGGAGTCACCGCAACCCCCATCCGGCTGGATGGCCGCGGCCTATTGGCAGTTTTCGACCGCCTTGTTCTTGGCCCGTCTGTCGCGGACCTTGTGTTCACTGGCTATCTCGCACAGTCTCGGATCTACGCACCTCCACAGGTCGCGGACCTATCTGCGTTGAAACGTCGCGCTGGTGACTACGCCACAGACCAAGCCGCCGACGCCATGGATCGGCCAACGGTCACCGGCGACGCAATCGCGCATTACAAGCGGCTGGCCGCTGGGCAGCGCGCCATCGCCTTCTGCTGTTCTGTGCAGCACGCAGAGCACGTCTGCACGTCGTTTAACGCAGCCGGCATCCCAACTGCCACGCTTCTCGGTTCACTTGATCCAGTTCGCCGCGATCAGGTGGTCCAGCAGTTTGATGACGGGGCTGTGCAGATGCTGGTGACCGTCGATGTGGTCTCGGAGGGCTTCGACATCCCAGCAGCAGGCTGCGCCATCCTTCTCCGCCCCACCCAGTCGCTCGGCCTCTACCTGCAGCAGGTCGGCCGCGTCCTACGCCCCGCACCCGGCAAGACCCACGCCGTGATCCTCGACCACGTTGGCAACGTCCACCGGCATGGCTGGCCTGACGATCCGCGCGAGTGGAGCTTGGAGGGCGTGCAGCGGCGCACAGCAGCTGGTGGCCCCGCAGCGCCATCGGTCCGCACCTGCCCCCAGTGCTTTGCCGCCTTCAAGCCGGCCCCCATCTGCCCAGTCTGCGGCGCCAACTGCGCACCGGAACCACGCCGGCAGCTGCGGCAGGTCGCAGGTGAGCTGAAGGAGCTACAACGCGAGGCAGTTCGGCAGCGCACCACAGAGCGCAAGCGTGCTCGCACACTGCCTGAGCTGCTGGCGCTGGCCAAGGAGCGCGGCTATTCGCCCGGCTGGGCGTACAAGGTGCATCAGTCGCGCCAGCATCGCGCAGGAACGTAATAAGATGGGAACACTTGTCCGATCTTGTTTCGTGCCGAATCCAATCCCTCCAGAGCTGATCGGCAAACGCTTCGGGCTGCTCACCGTCATCGGTGATGCCTCGGATGGGCAGCGTTACCAGATGGTCCGTTGCCAGTGCGATTGCGGTCGGGTCACAGTCATTCGCAAAAGCCGTCTCTGGGAGCGCCATGGAGGCAAGCTGGCATGTGGTTGTTTGCGTGGCCGGCATACCAAGCACGCCGACTCAAACAGCAAGCTGTACCGCGTTTGGGATTCGATGGTGCGGAGATGCCACAACCCAAACCATCGAGCATTTCCCAGCTACGGGGGCCGAGGAATAATGGTCTGTCAGCAGTGGCGCGACTACCGCGGGTTCATGGCGTGGGCGCAAGACAGTGGCTACCAGCAGGGCTTGACCATTGACCGCATTGACAACGACGGGAGCTACGAGCCGAGCAACTGCCGATGGGCAACTCGTAAAGAGCAACAGAACAACCGGCGCTGCTGCGTCTACATCGAGCACGACGGCCAGAGGTTGACGGTGACGCAGTGGAGCGAGCTGCTGGGCATTCCGCGTCACACTGTGCCCAAGCATTTCGAGTTGCTCAATGCCGGCCAGTGAGACCCATCTACAGCAAGAGATCCGACTTGCTTTAGGCACGCGGCCTGACCTCAGGCTCTACAGAAACAACTGTGGAAGTCTCCCTGACCCCAAGACCGGCCGGCCCGTCCAGTTCGGCCTCGCGCGCGGGAGTGCTGATCTCATCGGCTGGCGCACCATCACCATTGGCCCCGAGATGGTCGGCCAGCGCCTAGCCGTGTTCACCAGTATCGAGGTGAAGACGGAGCGTGGCCGCGTTCGCCCAGAGCAGCACGCATGGCTCAGCACCGTGCAGGCCGCCGGTGGTATCGCAGGGATCGCTCGCTCAGTCGCAGATGCGTCCCAAATAATCTCCTGCGACTCCTAGCAACCTGCCAACCTATCTGCCAAACTCTGCCGGCCTCTCACCGTCCATGTGGTAGCCGACCTCCTCGAGCAACTCGACAAAATCCGCGACCACTGGGCCCTGGTAGCCGTAGGCAACGACAAGCGGCCCTATCAGCCCGAATGGCAAAAGCACCCCATCAGCCGCGGCGATCTCACCACTGAAATACAGTCCGGCCGTGCCGTAGCAATCGGCGTCATCGCTGGCCCACAGTCCGGTGGCCTTCTCTTCGTCGATCACGATGGCCTCGGCGCATCTGAAGTGCTCGAGCAGATCGGCGCACCACTCCGCGACCTCCCCAAGTCATGGGCAGTCACATCAGGCCGCGATGGCCGCGTGCAGATCATTTATCAAGTCCCTGAACCGTTCTGGGCCACCATTAAAACCACCAAGCTGCGCTCTTCTGTAAAAGGCGAGCAGCTGGAGCTCCGATGGGCTGGCTGCCAATCCGTAGTAGCCGGCGCTCACCCAATGACCGGCGCCTACCGCTGGCTCAAAGGCCGCGCACCTGGTGATCTCACCATCGCAGAGGCACCATCGCTACTACTGCAGCAGATGCAGCGCCAGAAGCCCGCGCCCGCCCCGCTTCTGCAGCTGCCAGACACCGATATTCAACGCGCACGCGCCTACCTCGCATCAGTGCCAGCAGCTGATGCCGACGACTACGACGCATGGCTACGTGTCGGCATGGCACTCCACAGCGTTGACGATGCTCTCCTCGCTGATTGGATCCAGTGGTCCACCATCTCCGGCAAGTTTGAGCCCGGCGCCTGCGAAGCCAAATGGCGCACATTCTCAGCCGCAGCTGGTGGCGTCTCCCTTGGCACCCTTGCTCACCTAGCAGGCCATCAGAAAAGCCGCACGTCTCCAGCCGCGCGGCCATCCGTCCATGCACCAGATGGCGCAACGAACCCTACGCCAACCCACAACGGCAAACTCCTCAAGCTCGAATCCAATGAGCTGCTCGTGCTACTGCGCCAGCAAATGGCAGATCGCCTTCGCTGGAACGTCTTCACCAAGACCATCGAGCTCGATCAGCAACCACTCGAGCACATCGAGCACTTCTATCTCGCGCTATCCCAACAAGGCGTCAAGGTCACCAAAGACCTAGCAGCTGATGCCGTCCACGTCGTCGCACTTGAGAACCCATACGATCCCGTCCGCGAATACCTCGAACACGTAGCCGATCACATCCCGCCCATCCCAATCGAGCACCTAGCGACCGCGTACCTGCGGCCTGGCGATCAGCCCGGCAGCCTGTATGACGCCATGCTCAAAGCCACGCTCGTGGCCGCCGTGCGCCGCATCTTCGAGCCCGGCTGCAAGCACGATTCCGCCTGCGTGCTCATGGGCCCACAAGGCTGCGGTAAGTCCACCTTCTGGCGAAACCTCGGCGGCCTCTGGTTCAGCGATGCCCTGCGTGACATCGGCTCAAAGGATGACCTCATGGTCCTGCACCGTTCCTGGCTTATGGAATGGGCTGAGCTGGATCACATCACAGGCCGCAAGCACGCCGGCCAGGTGAAGGCCTTCCTCACCCAACAAACCGACATGTTCCGTGCGCCATATCAACGCACTACGGAGGCATACCCACGCCGCTCAATCATTGTCGGCTCCACAAACCGCGACACCGGCTTCCTTGTAGACGACACCGGCAACCGCCGTTTCTGGGTCATACCCGTCACAGCCGCCCCGCACATTCCCGTGGATGGCCTTCTGCTGGAGCGTGACGCCATATGGTCCGCAGCCGTTCACGCCTACCGCGCAGGAGAACCCAACCACCTCTCACGCGAACACAGCGCACAGGTCGATCACGAGAACGAGTCCTATCTGGTGGACAGCCCATGGAAGGCCGCCATTCAGGAATGGCTCAACGCACCCCGCAACGACGGCCGACCCATCACCAGCGAGCTGCTGCTCACCGAAGCAATCAGCAAACCAGTCGAACGGCAGAGCCGCGCCGATCAAATGCAGGTGGCATCGATCATGCGCGAGCTCGGCTTTGCCAAACAGCGCCAATGGATCGACGGCCGCTCCAAATGGGTATTCCTTCCAACCTCGGCGGAGAGGTTGGCAGGCTGAGATCCACTGCGGCGCAGCGACTCCCCTAACCTTACTAACCTACTAACCTTTCTAAAGGATTTAACAAAAAGGGGAGAGGGTAGAAAAAGGAGCTATAGGGGCAACGTTGGCAAGGTTGACAGGTTGACAGGTGCTAGATGGCACTTGCGCGATGGCGCGCAATGCGTGTAACGTGTGTGCAGCGCAAAACGCGCTCAACACAGCCGCCGCTACTCAGCGGAATCAACATGCCCGCACGTCGTCTTTTCAACGGTGACTCCAAGACCCCCTTGGAGCCCCTCTGCCTCAGCACTGACGATCTCCAGCAACGGCTTCAGATCAAAACCGGATTGCAAGACCTCATCCTTGAAAACAACCGCGATCACCTGATCAGCGGTAAGGCCTACAACACCGCTGGCTACGTACTGCAGCTCATCGAGCACCTTGGCCGCAAATGCACCATCGGCGAAGTCGTAGCCGCCAGCGATGGCGATTTGACCGAGCGCTCTGTCACCACCAGCATCAGCAAGATCAATGGGATGCTCTACGCACTCGCCGGCCTCAGCTTCACCCTGATCAAGGAAACTGGCGAGATCCGCCTGGTGAACGATTCAGACGCGTTAATGGCCACGGAGAAGTTCGCCACCAAGTTCACCAAGGTGCGCGACGAGTTTGTGCGCACCATGGATGCCTACCGCGCCACTGGTGGCGATGTCGCTGGCTTGCTGGCTTCCAGCGATGCCGGTCGCAAACTGGCTGACCTCAGCCGTGTGCTAGCTCCTGCTCAGGAAGCAACTGCCTGATCGCCAAAAAAACGTCGCTCACCAAAGATGCCTTTTTGGTGAGCGACATCAACACAGCAATTCCATCATGACAGACCTTCTATCTATCGGCCCTCCCTTGGGCCTACAAACCACCAGTGCTGACATGAGCCCAGAGCAGCGGTGCTCGATTGGCGTCAGCAACATTGAATTGCTCTGCGACTTGGACTGGCGGGCTCGTTTGCTGCTGGGTGCAGAGCTGAGCCGCATGAAGTGGAGTGGTGACTTCACCCGCGATTCCGTTTGGTCAAAGGATGATCAGGCCCGTGGTTGGGGTGAGTGGCTGAAGCGCCGTGATTTCCGGCTTGAAGGCGGTGACAAGCCGATTGCCATGGAGACCGCCAACACGATCATCATGTGGTCGGTGCTCTATGCCGGTTTCGTTGCCGAGAACGAGAGCCGTGCTGAGCGTGGGCTGATGCCGCTGCCGCTTCCCACCAGCGTCAGCCAGCTGCGCCCGTACCAGTCGATGATGCGTCGCGTTGACGACTGGAAGCGCCCCGAGGTTAATCAGCCAGGTGCGCCGACAGTTCCGTTTGAGATGGAGCCTCCCTTTGCGGAGGAGCAACCCGATGTTATCCAGGCTTGGCAGGAAGCCTTTGAGTCCATCCCACCTGAGAAGCGAGAACGGAAGGGTGAGTACCGTGCGCCGACAAGGCAGGAATCACAGCACTACCTGAACCAGAAGATCGGCTTGCAGCAGCTCAAGGAACGCGAAGAGCGCGAGATCCAGGAGGCCAAGCAACAGGCGCTCACTGTTGGCTCCAAGCCCGCCGATCCCGAGCGTCAAGCCAAAGCAGCTGCTCCACCGAAAGCGACTAAGCGCCCACCTGCTCCAAAGAAGTCCGCTGAGGAGCTTGAAGCTGAGCGCCGCAAGTTCCAGATCCAACAGGACGTGCGCGACTACCGCCTCAAGCTGAACAACCTCCAGCAGTCAGCTGAATCACTGGAAGCCTTCATCAAAAACACCTTGGCGCGCGAAGCCTCAGAGTCCTACCTGCGGGAACTGCGCCAGCAGGAGATGGGTATCTATTCCGTCACTGACGACATCAAAAAGCTTCGCGATGCAGTACTGATCTGCCAGTCCATCTACAAGCTGATCACCGAGCCCTACAACCCGCCTGCACCGATCAGCCGCCAAGAGGTTGATCCCTCTACCGCAACCATCGAGGTCTGATCTTATGGGGCGCAGCCAGCGCCCCTACCCTTGGGGCATGGCCATCACCCTTGAGATCGATCAGCAGGGCCTGCGGCAGGCGTCGCGATGGTCTGCTGCCGTCGCCAAGCAACTGCCCTTTGCCACGTCAGTCGCCCTTAACGATGTGGCCTTCAAGGCGCGGCAATCGCTCAACGGCGCAACCCGGCAATACTTCCAGTCACCCGTCAAGTTCACCCAGTCCGCCTTCCTCGTCCAAAAGTCAAAGAAAGCCGACCTCACCGCCTACGTCTTCGCCAATAACCAACAGGGCCGCAACCGCGCCCGCTATCTCCGCTATGGCATTCAAGGTGGGCCACGTGTAGCCAAGGGCTTTGAGCGCTACTTCGCTGGCGCTGACAACGACGGCACACTGCCACCTGGCACAGCCCTCCTGCCCACCTCCCTGGTCAAGATCACAGACGCAGGCAACGTCAGCCTCGCGACCCTGCGATCCATCAGCAAGGGACTGAGCACCAACAACAAGCGCGGCGGCTTCTTTGTCGGCACACCAAAGGGCGGCAACCGACCACCTGGCATCTATCGCCGATCACGTGAGCAACTCTTCCCCTACTTCATCGCAGCATCAGACGCACCGCGCTACACAGGCCGCTTTCCGATCCAAGACATCGGCGAAAAGATCGTCGCTCGCAACTTCAACGACATGCTCAGTGCTGCGCTCGACAAAGCCATCGCGACCGCGCGATGACGCGCGTGGGTCCTTCCGCGCTCAACTCATGTGGGTCGTTCGTTCG